AAACAGTGACCCTATCCCTTTGAACAATTTTATTCTTTATTGTTTATTGGTGAAATGCTATACCTAAAGATGTTTACTGCGTTGATACAGTATAAAATCAACGATTCGTTATTAGGTTGACAGCCTTTTAGCGTCTTATTTAATTGTTCAAAATCATTTAAAACAGATTAATTGCTTTGATCGTTTAAGCGCTTTCCTTTTGGATTCGCAAAAGCAAGGTTGGGTGTCTTGCCTTAAAGATACCGAGAACGGGATGGATTTCCCGTGCATGCCTTTGCAGGGTGATGTTGAACCTGCTGAGGTGAATAGAGTTGAAAATCATCAAACTACCTCTGGTGTCACAAACTCACAAACTGCTACTTTCATTGACGCTGATGTTGGTGAAGTGGTGGCTTACGAGAAGCCAGGTGCAGACTTTGAATATGATGCTCAAGCTCAAGTCGGGCTAACAGATTTTCTATCGCGTCCAACGTTGATAAAAACTATGTCTTGGACTGAGTCTGGGTTATCTGAAACCCAAATCGACCCATGGTCGTTGTTTCTCAATACTGCTCAGATCAAGTATAAACTTAATAATTTTGCTTGGTTAAAGGGTACTTTGAAGGTTAAAGTTGTAATAAATACTTCGCCATTTTATTATGGTGCTGTATTGTGTGCATATACTCCTTTATATACAAATGTGACTAGTCCTTCAACATCGGGCACGGGTTTGGTTACCTGGTCACAAAGACCGCACATTTGGATTTATCCACAAACGAATTCTGGTGGAGAATTGACTTTGCCATTTCTCTACCCTCAGAATTTTGTTGACGTTACGACGGCTGCCACTGTGGCTTTGTTGGGACGTATGGATTTTATTCAGTATGACACTTTAACTAGCGCTAATGGTGCTACTGTTAATGGGTGTACCATTCAAGTTTATGCTTGGATGGAAGATCCAATGTTAATGGGACCCACTGTTAAGCTGGCATTGCAGGGGGATGAATATGCCTTAGGGCCTGTTTCTAAGCCTGCTTCTGCCTTAGCTCGATTTTCTGGCTATTTCAAAGAT